GCCATCGTGTGTTGTTGCGGTAATGGTAGCAGATCCTTCAGAAACGCCGGTTACTACGCCACTACCGTCGACAGTAGCGACCGATGGTTTACTGGATTCATAGCTAACAGCCTTGTCAGTCGCATCTTCCGGGCTAACTTTAGCCGTTAATGCCGTGGTTGCTCTCACTTTTACGCTCACTGTTGGCGGTGTCAGAGATACCCCGGATACCGTTACGGTTTTGGGACCGCGAGTATAAACGGGCTTGCCGTTGAATGCCAAAGTGAAGGACATCGTCTGCTTCGCGCCAGGAGCGCCGCCGGAAGTAACAATGTTGCTAATAGTAACTAGCCCAACAACAGTAGACCCATCAGCTTGTGTCCAGCGTGCTAAAGTCTTGAGATCGTCGCCAAGGTCAAGCAAGTGGCTTGCGATATAGTCCTGAGCCGGGTCGCCTTCCAAGCGGTGGCCCGTATATGCCAACTGGAGACGCTTGCCAGTGACTTCAGTTGATCCATAACCTTCGCCATCGTAATAGACGTCATTAGCCGTTGTTTCATTAAGTGTTGGCGTAAAGTTATTGATGCCCGCTGCCAATGGTACAAAGGTTGCACCAGCGATATCTGACGGGTCTTTACCACCCTTAGTATCGATCTCAAACTTGTTCTTAAAGTTCAAGTTAAATTCTTTTTCTGCCATGAAAAATCACTCCTTATATTTGTTTGATGTAACGTTCAGCGCAACATCTAGGGTGTATACAAAAAAACCACGGGAATCGGCTTGAGTGATGCTTGGTTCAGACGTGGTTTCAATTTTTTCAAAGTGGAAATCATCAGACGGAAGTTCTTTCAACTGCTTAACAAAATCGGAGACTAGCCACATGATTGTGTTGCCCAATTGCTGGTCCTTGGTACGGATAGCAATTTCATAGTAAAGCCTAGTTTCTTGATTACCGGCGAAATCTTCATCAATTACCGACCCGTTTTTGGTCGGATATATCGAAAGCGATTCATCAGCAGAAAGGAATCCCATGCTAACTTTTTGGGGCATATCGGGAATCGTGTTAATTGCATCCGTCAACGTTTTTAAGGCATTCATAAATCAAGCCCCCTCAGATAAGCGTCACGGATCCGCTTCATCTTCTGATCGTTTGCCTGAATCATTTTGTCCCAGTGCGGGCCTGTTCCCTCAGTCGTGTAGTGATGAAAAGTTACTTTGGTGCCGTCTTTTTTTGTATAGCCGCCGTTAAATTGAGCTGCCGCATAAACACTGCTGAACTCTACGGATGATCCGTCAGGGGTAGCAGTACCTCGGAGATCGCCATGCAGCCTGGGGACAACGCCAGTGCTGTAGTCAGTCAATTCCGTGCCAAGCTGAGTAGCAGCGGCTGTGAGTGCTTTGCCTTGGGCTTTTGGCCCCAGCTTGCTCATCAAATCAACGTCAACTGTTACTTTCACGCCCATCACAGCACCTCCAATTCGTAGCCCCAGACGTCTGGCTTGTCTGAATCCTTCAAGACGTTGACCGAAGTAATGGTGTACTTGCGACTGTCGAATTCGGCAATACCCTCTAGCCACGTCTCATCCAATACAGGCATACCAGGGTTGGCGGCAGTCCGAATATAGATGACCGCGCTGGCGACCACTTGGCGATTGTTGTTCGTTCCAGAATAAACGGTTCCTCGGTCAATACGAACACGCCCCAGGCTCACTGGTGGACCATAAATGGGCTTTTGCCAATCATCATGGTCCACCACCTTGATAAGCACAATAGCGTCATTGTACGCCACCAGAAAGTCCATGTCATCGGACATATGCGACACCCCTATACAAGAGCCCGGTACCGCTCAATGCGGCGAGAGCGTCCACGCTGATTGCCGATTTGGCCAGATCGCCCACGCCATTTTGATTATTCGCCCATGACTTGGCGACTGTGGTCTTGCCGATCGTCTTGGTCTCACTAATAGGCTTATTGAGAGCCTGCTCGGTGGTCGTGATTCCGGAATCAATCATGTAAGCAATTTGACGGATAACTGCCCGCTTAAACTTACTTGCACGAAGTGGCCACGGGTCATCATTGATATCGTTGATTTGATAGAAACCACGTGTCTGGTCATCCAAGTACTGACTTGCCAACTCGGTGATCTGTTCAAAGTTGGCAGGCAGACTAGTCTCTGCCACGTGCATAGCATCCATGAATTCCTGCTTAGTAACGTACTGAGTCATATCATCACCTCACAAAGCCGCCGGGATTTCCCTATTGTGCATTTCAATGGCGACTAATGTTGACTATTTAGCTGGAACTAACTTTAAAAGATCAGACTTTTCTGTCTTTCCACTTAAATCGATTTTGTGGGCAGTTAACCAAGCCTTGATTTCATCAACGGTCTGAGCGTCGGTTGGCTTAACGCTACCGTTTGGATCAAATTTGCCTGGTGCTGCTGGAGCATTAACGACAAGCGCCTTGGTGTCGTCTTTAAGCCAAACGCCGTAGTATTCATCAACGTTGATCTTGGTTGTCTTGTGGTCAATATCACGCGCGGTCTCAACTTCTACACCACGTTTCATGTTGATGCCAAGAGCACCAGCCTTAACAGCCAAGTAAGTACCAACAGGAATCTTGCGGGAGGTAGCAAGCTGCCAACCAAAGATTTCACCGAGTACACCGCTTGTCAGAACTTGATCGCCGAGTTCGGTAGCCCGAGTGTAGTCAGATGCTGCAGCCTTACGGAGCTTGTTGTAGTCCTTCAAGTTCATGTAAAGCACACCACGTACCGGCGAAGAACCTTCGGTGTTGAACTCGCTAGTGTCATCTTCAAATGCGGCTTCGATCGCGTCGATCAAGTCAAGATCAGGGGCCGCATGAGTCAGTGTCAGACGAGCATTCAGCAATGCTGTGACGCAATCATTATCGACCTTAGAGCCAATGGCCATGGACAGCTGGTTAGCAGCTTCCGTTTTTGGATCACCAAGGCCAACCTCAACAGCGAAGTCAGAGATTTCTACCCCTTTACCGGCTCGCTTGATCGTCGAAGTGGTTTTGCCGTTCTGCATTTTTGAATAGTCAATACTATCGCCTTCAGCAAAATCAACAGCATCACCGATATACTTCCAGTGCGGGACCGTGATGGTATCGCCCGGTACACCCACCAGAGTGCTGTCAACAGTTGCCAGAGGCGAAAAAGTAATTGCCTTAGGAAGCCGTGCCGCGATCATCTGAGCCATAACCTCAGGAATAATCACTGAGTTCTTGTCAGTCGTTTGTGGATTTGGAAAAGCCATTCAAATCATCCTTTCTTATTCTTCGTGTGTCATTTTTGCTGCTAACTGATCATAGGTAGCAGTGGCTGGATTTAGAGTTTCGTTTGCATTTGGATCAGGGTTACCAGTGACTGTAATAGGTGGTGTATCCTTCGGCTTCGGTGCCTCTTCGCTTTTGAAGAGAAACTTGCTGCTGTCATCCGACTTGAGTGCTTCGAGCTGATCATCTAATCCGGTAACATTGCCCTTCTCGTCCAAGCCAAGCTTATCCTTGTCAATCAGGGCTGATGCCGCTTTGGTATTCAATGCACCGGCTTTCACCAGAGCAAGCTCAGTCTGATAATTCAACTGGGTTTCTTTGAGCTGCTTAGAAGCCGCATCATCTTTCGCCTTATTGTCGGCTTTGAGCTTGTCGATCTCAGCCTGAAAGTCCTTGTCATCCTTGTGGGCTGACTTTAACTCGTTCAGTTGCTTGTCCGAGTCGGATGCACGCTGTTTCAGCCCATCCCGTTCTGTCGTCAGCTGACTGACTTGGCCCTTCAGTTCGTTAACATCGGCCCCGTGGAGTGCCATAACCTTTTCGATTTGCTCGTCCGAAAGCTCTAATCCTTTTAATTCTTCACGTTTCAAAACAATCTCTCCCTTACGTGTTTTTGACGCGGTACGACCGCGAATTGGGTAAAACAAATAGTAGTTTTACGACATGCTTGGGTCGAATCATTACATGAATGATTTCTCTCTTGAATAGTCCCGTGTCAGGAAGTCGTGGTCCTTGACCAACTGCCGCAATGCAGCTTGGTTGTTCTTTATCAACTGTTGGTAATGCTGCTGACCTTGGTCGTCTTGCATTTTATTGGCCAGCGCGGCATTTGCTTTGTACTTCCGCACACGGCGCTCTAACGCCCGCTGTTGCTGTTGAACGTTGCCATTGGCAATGGCCTGTTCTGGATCAAACTGAGTGAAGCTGTTGGTGTTGGCCCCAGGAACATATCCCCATTTCTGGTGACGGCAATTAATACCAAATGTTCCGCCGGGTTCACCGTATCCGTGATGGTATAACGATTCAAACCATTCTCCGCTCACGTCAGACCTAAACGACTGATAACGTGTAGTCACCGTCCTGCCTTGAATTGGCGCACATGCCGGCCGGCTCGCAGCGTGACTAGACATCACAAATGTGTCGATACCGTAGTCGTCTGCTGCTTGATCTCGAACTGCTTGAAATGCTCTATCGCTCGTGGTGGTGATCACTGTTCTCGCGTAGCTGTCAATAGACCACGGATGCGTCCCCTTATCAACGAGTACGGTCTGAATGCCTTTGTCACGCCACGAATACACAGTATCCGCTAAGGCCCTGGCAGGCGTTTTAAGGCCCGTTATCACCTGGGCGGTGGTTTCCTTGACAATCTGCTGATAAGTGCGCATGGCGGCATTCTCGCCGTAATTAGTGGTAATTAGCGTCTGATTGACGTTGTTATCCAGATCAAGGAATGTCTGTTTAAGGTAGCCATTCATCATTTTATCGATGCTCGGGCTTGGCTTGATTTTAGTGCCTGTTGCACGTCCTAGGCGAGCATATTCGGTATTAGCAATTTGAATGCCGAAGTCGTTGAACAGATGACGAAGCTTTGGCTCAGCTATTTTAGTTGCTTGGCTTACTTCTTTGATGGTTGCTTCGTTAACCAGATGCATCTGATTCAGCTGCTCCGCTTGCCATTGCAAAACATGGTCCTTGTCCAGCGGGAATGCTCCATGGTTCTGCAGCCGGTCAACGAACATTTCAAATATTGATTGCTCGAGCGAGCCATAAATATCGCCAATGGTAGCCTGAGCGATGCTTAATTGATAAGGCGTTGCTTGCGACATCAGCTATCACCGTTCCCGCCAAACAATCCTCCCTGTTCGCCTGACGGCAACGCTGGCTGCGATTCTGATGAAGCCTCTTGGGCATACTGTTCTGCTACATCATCCGGCACATCAAGCGCTCTAGCGATGGCAACACGCTTTGGCACGAGCCCCGCAGCAGCGGCTTTGATCCAATAGTCAAGGCTTGCGGCTTTGTCAGTAAATACACCATCGTCAAAATCAACCGTAACCTGGTCAATCGTTGGAATTGGCCCGCTGTATAATGCTGACCCATTAATGACTGTTCCACTGGCAAGCTCACAGATCGAAACGCACAGCTCTTGTACTGCACGTTCAACCATTGTCAGATGGCTGTTACGTGTCTGGTACGTCATACTGTTTTCGCTAACAACTTCGGTTGCCGTTTTGTTTTGAATGTTACCGGCGGTATCAAACGAGAACGTGCCGGAAGACAAACCAACTTGCATCTCAAGCGTTTTAAGAAAGTGGTTTAAAGATGCCACGTAATCTTGCGATCTGATAGGGGTCGTTAAATCTTGGACTGTCTTATCGTCCATGCCACCGCCTTGGACTGACAGAAAGACGTTCTGATCAGGGTCAAATACTTGTTTGGGTTCCTTCTGGCCTTCCCGCCCGAACGTGATCTCCGTCATACTATCGGCAACAGCTACTCGTCGCTGGCCCATCTTGACTTCCCAATTGAATTGATCATATGCATCATTCAACTGCTTGAGCGTGTTCAGCGCATTGTCGCAAACACCGATTCCCAACGGACTGGTGATGTTTCTATTGTTGAATCCGGCCGGCTTCAGATAAACGAATAACGGACGCGTAAACACAGACGTATCCAGATTAACCAACGGTGGCAAGTCGGGGTACAGCATGGATAAATCTACCTTGATGCCAACAGTATCCGATGTCTCCGACCTATAAAGCTCGTTTGTAATGGTGTACTGGTTCTCGCTCCACTCGTGGAATTCAAGTAACGTATAATACACCGTTTGCTTTCCTTCAGTTATTACAGTTCTCGTTGCAATAGCTGCATTGCTAATGTCATTCGTATTAGACCGAAGTGGGTAGAAACTAGGAGCCTGCACCCATGCCAGCTTGATTTTCTTCGTGCTGTAGTCAACATAAGGCCGAATTGCAATACCGCCGAGTGCCAAGCACGACTCAAGATAGCGTTCAAAGTTCTTATTGAAGTCGTTGCCTTCTAGGACTTCATGAATAAACGTATCTGCTTCATCCGGAGCTTTATAATCGACCGTGTTTCCGGACTCGTCAGTTTTCTCGGGGCGAGTTTCAATTGTAATCTTGCTTTGCTCATTGTATAAAAGCGAGGCCAACCGTCGGCAGATAACTTGCATCATGTTTAAAGTGACATAAGGTCTCTTTTTAATATCTCCGTACGTGTTTCTGAACTCAATCTTGCGAAATTTGCCTTCAAAGTAACGTTTATCTAGTGCAATACGGTCATACTCTTTTTGATCTACACTGATTTTTGGATGATCGGTAATTTGCCCAAGGCTTTGTACAACTCCCAATGCTGCGCCTCCTTTCCTTAATAGATTTTTGATTGTATTGATTAAGTTCAAAGCATCACCTTCTTAGCGTTTAAGCCCAAGAATTCGAGCATTGTCAAGAACCATGTATTTGAATGCGTCTACTGTATGATCGTTTTCTTTGATAACTTTGGGATCGTCTGACTCCATTGACTTCTCATCCCATTGATACTGCCGATGCTGTTCCATGAACACTTTATTGTTCGGAGTGTCCAAAACAAAAACCCGCCCTTGTGCGAGCAGGCTTTGAACGTAGTCGATCATGTCGGCTTCTTTTAGCTTGTGTACTGGATGTCAAGCAACGTGGTAGTCGCTGTAATACTGGTTACGCATGGCACCTTCAGCAGAATCGATTGTCATGTTTTTGACTTTAGCACCGCGGTATTTCTTGGTTACCGAAGCCAAGAATTCGTGAATTTCCTTGGATAAGAGGCTTGGCGGCTTCTTTAACGATTGATTTGCTGGCGAGTAGTAGTAGGTGTCAAGAACGATTACATTTCCCTTCGAGGTAACAGCAGTGACTGGCAATGCTGTAGCGGACGATATATGCCCACTATCCATTGCTGGAAATAGGTAAATCAAGGGATCATCATCGGGAATATGATCAATCAGGTGGAACAGATCCATGTTGTAGACGTTGGTGCCAAGTCCGATAATCTCGCCAAGATAAAGCCAACGGTAGTAGTCATAGTCGTTGGCTTTGTACTTGTCGATCAGTCTAAGCTGCTGTTCGTCAGTGAATCCCAGATCATCATCGAGATAAGTTGATGTGTCGATGAAGAAATCGTTGTCTCCTCTCACACTATCCACCCATTCGTTGATCCAGTCGTACTGATTCTTGGGCGGGTTATAGCTGTAAAATACTGGCACTTGATCAACCCATGGACTTTTCTGCCGGATAAACGTCGGGTTTGTCTGGTCGAACACCTCGGCAGACTTAAAGTTTGCTGCTTCTTCGTACCAGAGCGCAATGACATTCCCTACCGTGTTTGACTTGAGCTTTTCTGGCTTATCACCTCCATAAAAATAAAAGGTGCTGCCGGTTGCCCGGTGAATGATCCGCATCGGTGAAACAGAGAAGTTGAATTCATTGATGATGTGCAGCTTTTCCAGTGCCCACGAGATTTGCGAGTATACAGAATCCCTTAAGTTGACCGTGTTCTCACGAATGATGACCACGTTGGCCCGATGGCCCATCATGGCCTGACGCTTGAGCATCATGGCCAGCTTTAGGCTGACGGTCGAAGACTTGAACGATCCCCGGCCACCCTTGAGAATGAAGTACGGCCGCTTGGATCGCCAGAACCGATAGAAGTGTGGCTGAACCAGGCTACTAATTTTGATCATCGGTTGCTTGGCCGTCTGGGATATCGTCGACAATAATCGTACCTCCTTGCTCGGCCGCCTGCTTAATGTCCTTAGCTTTGGCCTCTGCAATGTCTGCTTCTGCCGTAGCCTTACGGGCATCAGCCGTTAGCTTGTCAATCTGTGCTTTCAACAAGCCATCGTTGTCAGGATACCGCTTCAATAGTTCGCGCCCTGCTGCCATGCGATCCTTTATGCTTGGTGGATTTTCTACTGTGACTGCACCATCGGGAGTACCCACGACAATTTTCTCTCTCGCGTTGCCACGAAGCACCGAAGTGAAATATTGCAGAGCCTCAACTGCTTTAGCAATCTTATCGGATTCAATCTGTTGCATGCGCTCATCGATGGCAGCTTTAATGTTAGGTTTTGCTAGGTTCTCTGATCCAACAAATCTGGCAGTTTTCTGGCTGTACCCCGCCGCGAGTGCTGCTTTTGTAGCATTACTATCTGCGATATACGAGTCAATAAATTTCCGCTGTTTCGCTGTTAGCCGCATTACATATCACCACACCTCCTAATTAATAGTTGTGTCCTTTAGTGGTTCCCTATTTTGAAATGGTCCACGCATAGCACTTCACCGCCATTAATGGTAGCAAGACCCGATGGTCCCATGATAGTCATATTGTTCCCCACCACCATGTACTTCATTTTGTCATTGCCTGGTTTTCTGTCCTCTGTACTGATCGTAGTGCGCTGCTTTGAAAAGCAATAAGACCGGCCAAACATATTGATCTGAATCCATGACTCGGCATAACGCTTGCCGTTCTCCCAATATTTCGTAATGTAGTGATGCATTGTAATTGCCTCCTATGCAAGATTAAAGGCCGCAGTCATTTGTCACTTCGGCCTTTTTCTTTCTCTTTTTTCAGCCATTTCTCTAGTTCGGCGTCCGCCTTAACATATTCGGGTGGCTCGTAACCATACTTGGAATGGATCATCTTTGGCATGAAACCACCTCCAAAATTGGGTATAAAAATAGCACCTCACTATTTGGTGGAGTGCTGTTCATACTAAGAATTAATTAATAATCTCAACCTGCCTGCGTTCACCATCTGGACATACAATAGAGCAATTACCATACTGATCAGGAGAAACAACTCTACTAAACGATTTTTCGTTTTCGCATTCAACATCAAGTTGCACTGTAACAGCTGAACTACCGATTTCTTGAATATAGAAAGCTTGAATTGCATAATATCCAAGTTTAGCATCATACTCACGCTCGGGCCTATCTGTATATGCGATCAGTTCAGGCGTCTCATTCATCATTAATCACCTCACACAAATAGTACCCCAACTCATGCTGAGATACTATAGCGAGGTGATTATTTTTTGGCCCACGACCGAGTTCAGGCGGTCTTCGCTTCCTTTCGAAAGTTTGTGGGCTACGCAATCGGCGGGACTCGAACCCGCATGCTAAGACTCATCCAATTTGAGTTACGATTGCTCCCGACACGCTCGCCATGCAACCCGCGCCAATGGCGTGTGGTAGTGGCTGCATGGGTCATGGCATGAATGCCCCCGACCTAGTGAGTGCAGGACTAGATGTTAAACAGTCCTATTCCATTTTGATTTTTGACCACGATCATGATGTGACTCTGAACGAGGGGCAATGATGACATCGGGAATCAGACCCGATCGAGGGCACCAGCCATCACCTGTATATGTCGCTGTAAAGGGGTACTGGGGAGGAATACCCGTATGCCAAACTGGCACAATACCATAATACGATGGGATCTATCCGCCGTGTGTCCGCTCATTCTCCGGTGACTGTCCGCCGTTTGTCCGGTCCAGAAACGGTGAACGGTTTGTTATTCGGACGGTTTGACGCTTGCGGATCAACCCGAACGACCAGCTCGCTCGGGAACGGTGGCCACAACTCGGCGAAAGCGCAGAGGGCCTCTTTGAGCGCGTCATAATACGCCGTGTGCTCGTAGCCAACTCGCTCCATAATTTGATCATTGGATAGCGGTCGTGGAATCAGATAGCGCAGCTTAAGAATCCCCGGCCACTTATCATTGGTCGCCGTCTCCGGCATGATCTCCTTGACGATTTTTTCAACCTGGTAAACGAACAGCTTATCGTCCAGATGGCTGATGATGCGTTCCTCGCCGTGGTTCTCGACTGAGGGACTGTGGGGCATCCCGTCCATCTTCGGCGACTGCAGGCTCACCAGCCCTCGGCTCGCCAGCGCTTTGCGGTGCGGATACTCCAGGAGCACCGCCTCCGCATTGGCTGCCGTCTTGTCTTTGTTAATCCGTGAAAACCGTTGTGTTGCCCGCATTTCAGCCACGCTCCCTGTGATATAATTGATTTGTGAATGTTTTGGGAGAAAGGCCGTTGCAGCGGTCTTTTTTTGTTAGCTTTGCAGGACCCGTTTGATGATCCCGACACACAGACCAACGCTAACGCCCAGCCAGATCATCACGGCTGGGAAGCCGAACAGCATGACGGCCCAGGCCGGGCCGTCCCAGAGCCACTCAATGATTTGTCTCATCGGGTGCCTCCACTCGTTCCAGCTCAAACCCCTGGGCCATAAATCCGTTGCCCCAAGCCGCTGCGTCCGGCTCGTCCCCCAGAATCGTCTTGCCTGGGAGCGTGAGATCAATCCAACCTTCTGCCGGCCAGTCAACGTCCTCGATTTGATAAACCTTGCCATGATACTCAGGGAATACCTTCCCGACGTAACGCACGAGATCACCCTTCTGTAACTTCTGCATGTTCTTTCTGCCTCCTCTTGATCAATTCCACTTGATCCGGCAATGCCCTGCCGCACGCTCGCCATCGGGTCACTCGACTCCTGCCCTGGTAACTCTCGGTGCCATCATGCACGCCCAGAATCAGATAATCGGTCCAATCCTTGTCATGCCAATATCCCAGGACGCGGCAGGCAACACCGTTGTATCGGACCCAGTCGCCGCGCTCATAATCAGTCATTAGCATTCGCCGGCGTTGACACTAGAATTAGTCGTAATTCGGGGTACACCCTAACTAATTCGAAGGATTCATTTGCTGAGAAACAATCCGGGTCATATACATAGCCAGGCATCCATGCCAGATCGTTCTTGGAGAAGAATCTGGCCTTTTCTGGAAGGCTCTCCATGTGGTATAAGAACATGCCAGTCAGACGATCTTGAATATAGTATGTCATTTTGGCCCACCCAGCTTCCGTCCGCACATTGGGCAGTAGTTGATTGGCGCTGAGTCCGTCGTGCCCTCATAGTCAACAACCATCAGGTGCCCCGGGTGTTCAATTGACACATACACCTGCGACTGCCCATCATCCGCAAGCATGTCTTTGCCAACCCGCCCCACCCACGGATCAGCGCCCGCACAAATGTCTTCGTGGCAGTATGGGCATTTTTTCTGCTGATCGGTTAATGGGGTCGATTTCGACCCCTTTTCAGCATCACGAGCTGCTTCAAAGTGCTGACGGTAATAACTGAGTACCTCCGGAATCAGCTCCGATTCTTCACTGGCCCTGGGAGAATGCGGCACTGTAAGCATGAGCCCGGCCTTGTATTGTCCCAGCAGCTCGTCAAACACGTCCTGTACTGTTTCAGCCATGCTGCGCCTCCAGTAAATTCTGGTCCTCATAAATATTACCGATTACCTTGCACGTCTCAACACCACTTTGAAAAATTGTTGCAAGTGCATTTGCATCATAACTCCATGGTGCCGGTATGCCTGCCAAATCAAACGCTGGGTAGTCTTCATCGCCAAACCATTTTACGGTTGCTACATATGATTCGCCGTCCTCTGCGGTGACCTTAACGATATCGCCCTCGTAAATCTCCTTGCCGTCCTTGTCTTTGAGTCCCGT